GATGTGTATAAGAGACAGGGAGAGGGGTCGCCGCCGCAGCGCAATGCCTGGTTCGTTTGGGACCGGCGGTGGGCGGGCGTGGAACCGGCGTTTCGCTGGCTTGATCGTTCTGATGATCGTCAAGCGGAGTTGGTCCTATGATCCACCAGCGCCGCCTTCACCTATCCCTTCCGCGCTCAGAAGCGGCCGCACAGCGCGAGGAGTCGCGCCAGCGCCTTGGCCTGACGCCGGAACAGGCGGCGATCCTGAACCTTCTTGACCGCGTGATGCGCATCGAACGACGTCTGGGCATCGGTAGCATGGCGGCGGAAAACATTTTCGGGGAGGTTTGAGGGGGCAACCATGTGGTTCTACGAGCATATGAAGATGGGACGCTGGCGGCCGGTCAGAACGGCAGCGCGCCCTGACACGGTCAATGTGGCTGGGAAGATGCGTCTCAAGGGCGTGAACGGTCTCGGTGCTGAGGTCAGGTGCGTGCGCGAGGTCATGAAGTGCCTCGAACATCTGACGCTTGACCAGCTCTCCGCGATCTACGGGGCTGACGGACACCTTCAGGCGACGGCGCGCGAGGAGACGTCATGAGCAACAGGACAGCCCAGCGGGCGGTGGCTTCGAAACACCCGCAGCCGGGGGACGGAGGTTTCACCATGATTTCCCCTCCCGACAGCGCCTTGGAGCGGCCAAGCGGCGAGCACCGGAATGAGCCGGGGCACCTGCGCGGTTTGCCGCGGGCGCTGTTTACGTCTGACCCGGCAACCCCATGGAGGTCGATGTGAGCGGGCACCACTTTTTTGAAGCATGGGAGTATTCCAAGGCGAGCGGCAGCGCGCTTCTGGTGCTCATGGCGCTATCCGAGGTCGCCGGGCGCGATGACCTCACCTCTCTCGATAAGCGCGAGATCGCCACCCGCGCCCGCATGAATGTTTCTACGGTAGCAACCGCGATTTCCAGACTCAAAGAGTTGGGGGAAATCGAGGTTGTGGAAGAGGCATCCGGCAGGCGAGCGGCAATTTACCGCATCAATCTGCTGCTTGCTCATGAATTTACGCGATCATCCATTGTAAAAGGGATACCCACCGGCCCGCACACGTCTTCCGAGATTTCTACTTTGGCGTCGAAGGAAGATGATGAAGGCCCGGATGGCGAGGAGGGCGGCGACAGCCTGCCGCCCGAAGATGCGCCAGTGTCGCCGGTTGCGGGCGGCGGCACATTCGAAATCTACCGCCCATCTGAGCCGGACGCACCGAAAGAACCTCGGCCGAAGCGGATTGTCCCGTCGCATCTTCCGCCGACCGACGTTGGCGCGGTTCTTGCGGCGCTGGGCGTGAAACACGACGCGCGCGGCCCGCTCTTCTGGTGGCGCCAGGAGCATAATGACGCGCTCACGGCGGCGCTCGACGCCCTCGGACTGCCGGACGCAGATGCGCTCATCGAACGGATCAAGGAGAGCGGCACAAAGATCGAGGCGCTGAACTCTCTTCGTGACCTCGCAGGGATGAGGATCTGACGTGTCCAATCCCTGGATGAAATTCTACACTTCCGACTGGCGCTCAGATCCGTGCCTGCGGATGTGTGGGATCGCCTCGCGCGGATTGTGGATCGAGATGATCTGCATCATGCACGAGGCAACCCCTTACGGTCATCTTCTCGTCGCCGGTCATTGCCCGACTGACGCGCAGCTCGCCGTGTTGGTAGGAACGACACCGGATCAGGTCGCAGCAATGCTTGGCGAACTGGAATCCGCTGGCGTGTTCTCCCGCACGAGAGAGGGTGTGATCTACTCGCGCAAAATGACGCGCGCGGCGAAGAAGGCGGCAACGGCGCGCAATAATGGCCGTAAGGGAGGAAACCCAACGCTTTGTAATTTAAGTGAAAATTCTGCGTTGGATAAGGGTGGAGTTAAGGGTGAGGTTAAAACCCAGAAGCCAGAGGCTAGAAGCCAGATAGAAGGAGGCGGCGGAGCGCGCGCGCGCGATCATGCGCCTGCGCACGCACGAGGCGACGACCCACCACCGGAAAGCCTCGTCTCAATGCCGGACGATGCCGTGGCGCTCTACGAGAACGTCATGGCCGCCTGCGGCGTTCGAAACGACATCATCACGACGTACTGGATGCCACCCACGGCCATCATCGAGGTCGCAAGGTGGCGCGGCCTCGGACTGACCGATGAGGAAATCATCGAGGTTGCAAAGGGCAGCCGTCGGGCAAAGCGGGAACCGCCGAACGGGCCGAAAGCGCTTGAGCGCTTCATGGCCATAGCTGCCAGCGTCAAGGCTGATAGAAGATCAAAATCGCTTGGAGAAGGACACCATGACAGGCACAGCGATAGCGGAAGCGAGGCGCTTCGGAGATCTCTCGAACGTGCAGCAAAGCCAGATAAGGGTCTGGATTTCTGGTAGGGTCAAGGTTCTCCTGAGCCACTTCTGGCGTCCCGATGATCCCGTTGAGGTCGAGGAGGCGTTGCTGCGCGATTGGGTCGAGTGCCTGAAGGATTTCACCACCGACGAGATCAACACCGCCTGCCGCGCCTATCTCGCTCGCCCGGAGCGCAGCGAGGCCGGACGCGCCATCCGTCCTGGCCCGTGGATCATCGTTCGGATGATCGAGCGCCAGCGCGCCCACGATCAGGCGATCCGGCGAAAGGCATCGCCGCCCGACACCACCCACCAAGAGGTCAAGCGCGAGGTCGTTTCGCCGGATCGGGCGCGAAAAATCATGGCAGAGGTCGGCCTTGATATACTGCCAGAGGGAACAGGAATCGAAACGTGAACGCCGCCAGCACCGCCAATAATGTAGTTAGACTTAAGGCTGACTGGACACTTGGGACACTTGCTTTTTCGATATGTTCTGATGGCTATAACGGTAGCTATATGTTCAGCGGAACATATCCCGACTTCATCTCTTTCTTTCGCGCGCATCCCCCCTGCTTGACCATACACCATGCCCGTGTCACTCTGATCCGGCCAAACGTCCACCCGGCTCAGGCATGGAGCCAGGAATGCAGATCGACCAAACAGCACCCGCTGACAGCGCCCAGACATACCGGGGTCCATTCCATTTTTCGCCATACCTCCATGCAGGTGGCATCCGTGCCTGGCGGTACCAGGCTGCCCTTGCGAGCGGGCCTCACGGGAGCATCTCGCCGCTGGCTTGCCGAGCGTTATCGGCGGCAACACTCACAGATGAGATTGTGTCAACTACTGCGCTACCGCAGAAATTTCGCTGCGGTAGCGCAACACGGTTTCGTGGATCGGTGAACTGATGATCCACTATCGAGGGGCAGGCATGGGATACGAGATCGGCCAGCGGATCGACGATGATGCGTGGCAGGCAATGTTCGGAAAACGCGGGATATGGATCAAGGACGCCGATCCGCAATGGTACATCTTTGTCACCGAGCCGCAGCTGT